CAGGTTAATGTAATGATGCATGGAAGAGAAGCAATCGTACCTTTACCTGACGGAGATAGAATTCCAGTCCAACTATCTGGTAAAGGAATGGGTCCAACAAATACTACTATTAATGTAGTTGTAAATAATGAGGGAGAAGCAGAAGCTACAACAGAAGAATCTACAGCATTTGCAGAGACAGTTCAAGTAGCTGTAATGCAAACAATCGCAGAACAACAAAGACCCGGCGGATTACTGAATCCTGGAGGATAAAAGAATATGGCAATAGGATTTAATACAACATCAGATCACGGAAGCAGACAAATTGTTCCCGATAAAGGTCTTTCGTCTACAGAAACTCCAAAAGTTTTTCTAGCATCTTTTGGAGACGGGTATGAGCAACGAATCACAAATGGAATTAATGCATTAGAACAAAATTTTTCTTTAAGTTTTAAAACTAGAACAAAAGAAGAAATAGATGATATAATTGCTTTTTTTGTTGCTAAAAAAGGTGTGACTGCTTTTGATTATGTTGTTTCAGATAGTAATGCAGGAGGCTCTGAAACAACTTATAAAGTTGTATGTAGTAATTGGGTAAAATCCTATGCTTATGATAACTTCTACAGTGCCACAGCAAAATTTCGAAGAGTGTATGAAGCATGACGGATCTTATTGTCAAAGACGTACAAAAGCAAGATCCTGGCTCAGCGCTTGTCGAACTTTTTGAACTTGTACTAGATAGTAGTAATACTGTATACTTTCATTCTGGAGTAGAAGAAGATTTATCAACTGTGCAATTCAGAGAAGAAGGTGGAACAATACGTACTTACACAGCTCTTCCAATACAAGCAAAAGGATTTAAATCAGATCCTGCATCAACATCTGCACGCCCTACTATTAGTTTTGCTAATATTTTAAGCACTTTTAAAACCTCCATTTCAGATTATGATTCTTTACTAGGAGCAACATTAGTAAGAAGAACAACTTTACAAAAATATTTAGTAGGAGAGAGTGGCGATAGTACTCCCCCTGTAGAGTTTCCAAAGCAAGTATATCTATTTGATAGAATATCAGCACATACTAAAACAGCAATAACTTTTGAGTGTGCTACTCCCTATGACCTTCAAGGTATAACTCTACCCAGACGACAAGTTATAGCAAATGCATGCCCTTGGTTATATCAAGGAGCGGATTATACATTAAATGAATATGAAAAAATAGGTGCGTGTACTTGGAACAGAGAAAGCAAATATAAAGCTGCCTATAAGATAGCATTGACTGGCGCAACCGAATACTTATCTATTGTAAATTTAGACGACGAGTATATTGTTCCAGCAACAGGAGAAACAGGAGCAGTAAGTTTTTCTTCTACTGTAAGTAGTATAACAGCAAATAATTATTATACTACAAATACTACTTTAGGTGGAAATGTTAGACGACTAAAAAAAGATGGAAGTATTGATACAAGTGTAGACGGAAATACAGTTCCAAACTATTGGCAAGCAGTTACATCTTCAGCAACTCCTGGAACTTTAACAGATGGAAATGTACTAGTAAATAGGATAAGAATATGGGACACTTATAGTGCCTCAACAACTTATTATGCCTATACAGACGATAGATACAATGACTTTGTTAGACATGCTTCCGGTGGATTAACAAAACTCTGGAAAGCAAAGAAAACATCTGTAGGTCAAACTCCAGAATTTGGAGAATATTGGGAGCCAGGAGATGTTTGTTCAAAAACACTTACAGGTTGTAAAATGAGATACGGATTTGATCCTATCTCTGTTGGAACAGCTAGTTCAACAGGTAAAGGAAAACCTAGCACAGAGGTAGTACTACCTTTTGGAGGATTCCCAGGTTCTAGAAAATTCTCTTAATGAAATTTTTAGCCGAGATGTATAAGGCAGCAAAAGAATCTGCCCCCAGGGAAATGTGCGGACTTGTAGTTCGACAAAATGACACAGAAAAATGGATTTTGTGTGAAAATATTTCCGAAGATAAAGATGATTTTGAAATTGACCCAAAGGTTTTCGTTCAATATCAACTTACTTCAAAAATATTATATGTAGTGCATAGTCATTACGACCAAAAAAATTTAAAAGCAAGCATTTATGATGAAAATAATTGTAATGCAGTGAATATACCGTACTTAATAGTCGGATATCCACAAAAGAAATATATAACAATAGAGCCAAAATGACAAGAACAATATACTTACATGGAAAAATGGGAGAACTCTTCGGAGAGGTCTGGAATCTTAATGCAGCAACTGTAGCCGAGTGCATGAATGGCATAGATTGTCAAAGAGAAGGAAAACTAAAACAGTACTTATTAGACTGCACAGAAAAAGGTATTAAATTTACAGTTCAAAAAGGAAAAGAATTTCTCGACTATGATAATCTACAAATGAATTTAGCAGATAATGACTTAATTATAACTCCAGTTCCTGCAGGTTCTAAAAATAAACTATTAAAAGTTATAGTAGGGTTTGCATTAATGGTTTTAGGAGCAATGATTATGATGGGCGGTGGATGGATTGCAGTAGCTGGAGGTATGGCTTTAGGAATGGCGGGTACAATGTTACTAAATTCAGGTATGGCAGAATATATGATGCCCAAAAAACCTGGAGATCAAAATGATGCTTTTCTTTTTGATGGCCCAGTAAATACAGTAAAAGAAGGACTTCCTGTACCTTTGGCCTATGGACAAATATTAGTCGGGGGAGCAACAATAAGTTTCGGCTTTACAGATAGAGAAGTATCAGCAGCTTCTGGTTTTACATTTTCTAGTTCTGATGGAGGCACTGATGTTAACTATGGAGATTCTCCACCAAACTCTGGAGAGCCTGGTGGAGACCCAACAGGCGGATTTCAGGCTCAATCTATTGATTGGAATCTAGGAAAAGGAGGAGTATAATGCCAGGACCAGGAGGACCAGGAACAGGAGTAGGTGGCGGGGGACCAGGAAGTGACTCAAGCACTTTCAATCTTTTTACGGGAAACATCGGAACAGAAAAACAAAGCGCAGTAGTAGTAGATATATTATCTGAAGGGCCAATTGTTGGACTTGTAGATGATGCTTCTTCTGTTTTATTAAATGGTGTTCCTATAATGGATCCTGTAACACGCTCAAGCTATGGCTCAAGAAGTTCAGGGGATGTAAGTTATGTGGCTTCTACTCGAACTATAACAGACAATACTAGTACTCTATTTCTAAATAAATCTATTACAGATGGAACACATACAATACACATAGAAGGCGCACTTGCTTCTGCTTCGGGTTTAATAGGCACAACGGCAGGGTCTACACTTATAACAGCTAGTTCTGCTTTTTTCTTAAATACTCATATAAGTTTAGGAGTATCTCCTCAAACAATAACAATACCAGGAGCAGGTTCTTCGGGCGCACCATACATAGGCCGTATTGTAGGAGTTACAAATAGTACAAATGCAATTGTCTACCCACCTGTTTCTACTGCTGTATCTTCAGCAAATGCTACTATTGATTTAGCCTCTACACTTTCTTCAATTTCTGGTAATACTGCAGTTCTTTCAGGCTCAGGCACTTTAGGAATCAATGTAACAAATGTGAAAGCAACTTTAGGAACTCCTACGGTTAGTAGTGCAACTTCTTCTGATAAGTGGAATTATTCAGATGCAGGATTTGCATTTCGCCCTGGCACAAGAGACCAATCATTTTTAGCTTTACCAGGAAATGTCGGGACAAACTCTTTAACACAAAATGTAAGTCAAACATTAAATACTACAAATTTTAACAATATTACCTCTGGAGGTTCTGCAATATTTCCTTCTGGATATGCTGCAAGTGGCGGATGGGAACGAATCTCAGAACCTGATGCAGCTCGTTTAACTTTTACAAGTGATGGGATGGCTGTTCCTGAACCCGGAGAAGTGGATGCTATAAAAGTAACTATAAAATTTCCCAATGGTCTTTTAGGACAAAAGCCAAAAGATGGACATGAAGAAGCAGGCTTTGCTGAATTTCAAATTCTTTTTGAGTATTCAATTACAGGAAATTTTGATGATACACAAACTTATACTGCTTATGGACTTTCCGATGCACAACTAGCCGCTAGAACTCCTAAATCAGGCGATAGTGCAGATAGCTTTGGAGGATATGGAGGTAAATTTTTTACAACAGGAACTATTACAAAGAAAACAAAAACGCCTTTTGTACAAACATTCTCTTGGGATATTACTCAATTTCAACCTTTCAAAAAATATAGAATTAAAATAGCAAAAGTAACTCCTACAAATGGATTCAATGAAAGAAGATATTGGTATAACGCTTCCCAAGTGCAGTCTATTCAAAATATAATTACAGATAAAACTTCTTATCCTTATACCGCATATGGAGCTGTAGTATTTGGAGCAAAAGAATTTTCTCAACCACCACGAAGAAGTTATGAAATTAGAGGACTACAAGTACAAGTACCCACAAATTATTTTTCAAGGCATGAATTAGGAGAAGGAACAGAACCTTCTTATACACGAAAAGTTACAAACAATACTGCAGTTTCAAACGAGAGCTCTTATCAAGACTGGGACGGTAACTTTCGAGGAGACATAAAAACTTTTACAAATCCTAATCATTCAAATTACTATAAAGTATGGACAGATAATCCAGTATGGATTCTTTTAGATATTTTAACAAATGATAGATATGGTTTAGGAAAATTCGTTGACCCACTAGATGATTTCGCATACGTGGATAAATTTCAACTTTTTCAAATTGCAAAATACTGTGATGAACTTGTGCCGGATGGACAAGGAGGTCAAGAGCCTCGATTTACTGCAAACTTATATTTATCACGACTAGATGATGCAGGAAAAGTAATAGCTGAACTACTAAGTATTTTTAGAGGATTGTTAATTTGGTTTAATGGAAAGTTTACTCCTGCTTATAATGCATATAAGAGTCCGGTTTATACTTTTACAAAAGGAAATGTGATAAACGGAGAATTCGTTTATCAATCTACAGCTACAAGATTTCGCTCAAATCAGATTAACGTTACATGGGTTAATCCAGATGATAACTATCAACAAGCAGTAGAAATTGTTGAAGATACACAAAATATACTAGAAACATCCAAAATAATAACTAAAGATGTTGTTGCTACCGGTTGTACAAGTCAAGGACAAGCACACAGACTTGGAAAATGGCATATACTTACAGAAAAACTAGAAAAAGAAGTAGTTAGCTTTTCCACAGGACTAAATGCAATTGCACTAAAGCCCGGAGAGGTAATAGAAATTCAAGATGCTGACCTTAGCAACACTGAACACTCAGGAAGAGTTTCTAGCACAGGAGCAAGAAGTGCATCAGTAATACCCCTCGATAGGAGCGTTACGTTAAATACTTCTACAAAAAGTTATGTTATCAATTTAATATTTCCAAAAGGTGGAGCGTATCTATCACAGGATAACGCAACTATAAACTCTACCAATTATGTTCTAGGAGATTTAGTACTATTAGATGAAAGTGGAGCATCTATAGATACTTTCGAAAAAGCATCAAATGTAAAAGATGATTCAAATAACTTAGTACAACTTCATTGGTCAGATTCTATAAGAGTAGAAACTAAACCAGTTAGTTCTACCACAGGGACACTATCTTCCTTAACAGTATCTTCTGCTTTTTCCGAAACTCCAAATGCTGAAGTTATTTGGTCTTTAACTTCTACTTTAATTAGTACTGGGGAGGAGGAAATTAATGCTTCACCTAAAGAATATGTTATTGTAAAAACAGAAGAAAAAGGATTGAATCAAGTAGTTATATCCGCTGTTGAGTATAGCGATAAAAAATTTGAACTTATTGACAGAGGATACGTAACAGAGATTGTACCCGAACATCAAAAGCCGCCGGTAAGAAAAGATACTGTACCAAGTGTGGAAGCTTTAACTGCTTCTGTATCGCTCAATAGTATAGAAACTTCAGACGATTCTACAGTGGATACTAGATCAGATCTACTAATTAGTTGGCAACCACCTTTACAAATAAAACAAAATACGGAGTCTACTATATCAGGAGCAGTGAACAACAGTACTTCTGTAACTCTAAGTGCTGCAAACTCCAGCATAGAAGTAGGAATGCGAGTAAAAAACTCTGCTATTTCAGGACTCGTAACAGTCAGTGCTATAGACGGCACTGCTTTAACCCTTAGTAGCACTGTAACACTATCAAATGGAACTACTCTTTTATTTAAAAACGAAGTTCCAGATGCCAATATTATAGGATATCAGATAAAAGTTCAAGGCCCTACATCAGAATTTGATACAGACTGGGAAATAAAAGACAAAGGGTATTTTAAATTTGTAGATGGAGACAATACTTCAGCTTCTATAAAAGGTGTAGTTTCAGGAACTTATCATATACATGTAAGAGCAGTAAATACTATTCAAAATATTTCTGCACCTTCAACTGTACGAATTAATTATACACCAAATAAGTATTCCGTTCCTACAGGAGAAAATAAACTACTAGGAATTGATAGAGGAGGAAACGTAAATAAAACATTAAGTATAAATGCAAGTTCCGGGCTAGCAGAACTCTCTAGTAATACTTATACTTTTACACATACAAACGGAACAGTATTTACAAACTCTTCTTCTAATGTAAGCACTTATAAACAAGCTTTTTCTGGCATGGGAGCAAGCGCTGAAGCTTATTTATTGTATGATCATGGAGCTTCAGATACTTTCAAAGCAGTTCAAGAATTCGAGGATACTACAGCAACAGATATTGATGGTAATAAATTAAATATTGATTATTGGATTGAAGTAGGTGCTTCAAACAATGGGTTAACAACAAAGTCTGGTACAGCAACTTTAAGTGACTCTTCTTCAAGAGTTACAGGATCAAGCACTTCATTTATAAATGAATTTAGTGAAGGCGATTTAATTGTTATTGCTTCAGGTGCTACTGCTTTTTATGCCAATGTTAATTTTATAGAAAGTAATACTGTTATGGAGCTCGATAGAGTACCAACACGAAATTATAGTGGAGCAAGTATAAAAAAACTTAGTTTTGTTCCAAATTATTCAAATGATCAAATTATTGCAAAAGTAGTTACAAATAGTAGTACTGCTTATTCGTATGAAGTAGTATATGCTATTACAGCAGGAGTTACAGGAGCGGATGGTGCAGATGGCTCAGTCGGTATAGATGCACGAGGAGTATCATTAACTGCAGGAGACCAAAGCATTGAGTATAATACAAAT